GAAAAACCCACTCATCCTTACAGCTGGTGCTTTCCTATCAGCTTGGGCTGCAAGCAACTTCGATGTAGATTACCGCGCAATTCTTTGGGCTGTGCTTGCTGGTGTATTCGGATATGCGACTCCTAAAAAATGACACAACAGGACTTCTTCACGCTATACATAGCGACAATCTCAGTCATCGGTGGTCTGGCAGGTTACGTCATCACACATCTATTGGGAGAAATTAAACGACTCAATTCGCGTGTCGATGAAATCTATAACATCCTTCTAGAGCGATAATTTTTGTCATGGCAAGAAAAGCAACTCAGAAGCTAGTGGATGAAGGTTATTCCAAACTAGATGCGTGGGCTATCGGTGTGCATGAAATGTATCGCGCACTACGCAGAGCAGGTTTCACAGTTGATTTGGCGCTTGCCATCATAGTTGAGAAGAACAGTTATCCAGATTGGATACTGCCATCCCCAATCAACCCTAATATCCCAGAGCCAGACTGGTATGACGATGAGGATGAATGAAAAGAACTGTTGTAGTTCCAGACTTACAAGTTCCCTATCACGATCTAGTAGCAGTTAAGAATGTTGCAAGTTTTATTAAGGCTTACCGCCCCGATTCTGTCGTTACACTTGGAGATGAAATCGATCTCCCACAGATATCCCGATGGACAGAGAACACGCCAGGTTGGTACGAACAAACACTAGCTGCTGACAGAGATGAAGCAGTAGAGGTTCTCTGGTCATTAATCGAGCACTCCAAAGAGGCTCACATGATCCGCAGCAATCACACAGACAGACTTTACAACGTCACGATGAAGAAGATTCCAGCGTTTCTCGCATTGCCTGAGTTGCGCTTTGAAAAGTTTATGAAGCTCGATGAACTAGGCATCACCTATCATAAGAAGCCGTATGCCATTGCTAGAGGCATTGTGGCAGTTCATGGGGATGAGCAGAGCGTAAAGCCTACACCTGGCTTAACAGCCCTTGAGGCGGCTCGTAGGCATGGTATTAGCGTTATCTGTGGACACACTCACAGAGCAGGTCAATCGGCCTTTACAGAGGCCTCTGGAGGCCGTATAGGGCGTATCCTAAGGGGATGGGAAGCAGGGCATCTAATGGATGTCAGGCAGGCTCATTACACTAAAGGCACGATGAACTGGCAGCAGGCGTTTATCATCATTGAGGAAATCGGTACAAACGTGCAGGTCAGCATCATTAACCTTGAGAAGGATGGTACTTTCGTTGTGTCAGGTAAGAGATATGGGCGCGCTCGTTAATGACGTGCGAACAGATATTGATGATCAAATGGATGCGTCAGAATTATTGCCGTTTCGTCATTGAAATGTACTTGACGTACCCCAATTAAATGCGACACTAATCCTGTACCCAATCAAGGGCATTGGGGCAGATAGGGCAGATGATGAACTCTTTAACAATCCTCACAGTAATTGGAATAGCAGTAGCGCTTTACTTTGCTTTTAGATGGGGTCAGGAAACTGGTTACGATGAAGGCTTAGTCGATGGTCGCAAAGCTGTACGCAAGTATTACGAGCAGGTGGGTAAGTGAAAGCCACTGAAGCGCTAATCAATGCAATCGACATCATGCAAGATCGTGGCAAGGTTTATGGTCATCCGCGAATCAATCAAGGTCGGATATCTCAAAGGCTATCCAATCTATTCGATTTCCCAGTCACAGACGCTCAAGCTGCACTTGCAATGGTCGAGGTTAAACTGGCCAGAATCACAGAAACGCCAGGACACACAGATTCTTACATTGATGCAATAGCGTATCTGGCAATAGCGCTACAACTCCAAACAGAGGATGACGAACTTTATGTTTAATCTAGAAGATTATGAAACAGTAGAAGTAAGACTGGAGAAGTTCATTAAGGACTTTCCGGATTTCCGAGTCGAAACAGAGTTAGTGAGTTTCTTAAATGACAGATACATTGTTAAAGCATGGATTTATCGTACTTTCGCTGATAGCACGCCGTTCTCCAGCGGGCTCGCTGAGGAAACGATTAGCAGTCGAGGCGTTAATGCAACTAGCGCATTGGAAAACTGTGAAACTAGCGCGATCGGCAGAGCGCTTGCGAACGCTGGTTATGCAAGCAAGGGTAAGCGACCAAGTAAATCAGAAATGGTTAAGGTCGCAAGAGCAAAGTTTTCAGAGCCAGCAAAAGAATATATCCCTGTCGTAAATGAAGCTGATCCTTGGACAATCAAGACTGTTGCTGCACCTAGCACATCAGCAGAAGCAGTTGCGGTAGTCAAGGACATTATAGGCGGCACAACTGACAAGGATGTACCTCGATGTCCTCATGGTGAAATGCACTGGGCGCATGGAATGACAAAGGCGAACAAGCCTTGGGGTCACTTTAAGTGCATGGCAGCAGCTACTGGTGAGATGAATAGATGCCCAAAGGGTGAAGATGTTATTTGGTATGAGATAAGTCCAGAAGGAAACTGGCGACCACAGAAGGTTAGGGCTTAATATGGGTGAAATGGTAATCTTTGATGATGGCACAGCAACCATCATGGGCGGAGAGTTCGAAGAACCGCAGGATATTGTTATCTATTGCGATCTTTGCAATGAGCCTGTGGCTATTACTCCAGAGTTCAATGACAAAGTGTTTCTCACCTGTATGAGATGTCATGCCGTAAGCCATATAGCATTAAAGACATCTAAAGAACCAGATGCCGAGCCAACACAGGAAGCATAGAGGTTATGCGACCGAACGCATAGTCGCCATGTACTTGCAGCAATGGTGGCACGCAGCTAGTGTCGGTCGTGGTCAAGGCGAGGACATTCTCAATGTTCCGTTCGACATCGAGATTAAGGCTCGTAACTCACTTGACATTAAAGGGACACTACGCCAGATCAAGGCACGCACAGACAAGTCAGGGAAGCTTGGCTTTGCATGTTTCAGACTTAATGGTCAAGGGGAAGCATCAGTCGGTGAGTTCGTCTGTATGTTGTCATTAGTCGATCTGGTGCAGTTATTACGCAAAGCAGGTTATACAAAGATTCCAGTAGATATTGACTGGGAGAAGTCCATGATTAGATGTACTGATTGTGGTAATTGGAAAGTAAAGCATTGGGAGTGTAAAGCCTGTGGGAAAGAAGAAGCCGATAATGCCAATGTATGAATATCGTTGTCCATTATGTAATACACAGATGGAGCTTGAACTATCAATGGATCATGACTTAGTGAGATGCACTGATTGTGGCGCACAAGCTAATCGCATCTATTCTGCACCTAACTTAGTGTTCAAAGGAAAGGGATTCTACTCAACCGATAAATAGAAACGCCGTCCTGACCTGCACTTATAGAAATGGATTTGACATGACCAGTACACTCAGAGGGCTAGAGCACATCAGGTGCTCAGAGCGAACCGCTCAGCGGTTAGTTCGCTCGGTAGCAATCGTGTTGGGGATAGCTCTATGCTTCTCCATAGGTTCAGCAGCAAGTGCGACAAACGATCCAACTACACGCATAACATCTAAGCAATATGCTAAAGGACAATTAACAGTTAAATTGTACAAATGTGTAGCTGTATTGTACGGAAAAGAATCAGCATGGAATTGGAAAGCAATAGGTAATTTAGAAGGTACTCATCGAGTATATGGAATACCACAAGGCAAGAGTGAGTGGTTACGTACAGCTAATCCATTAGAGCAGATTGATTGGGGCTTACGATACATAGGACATAGGTATGGCTACACTATGACTCATGAAGGTAAGCAACCCAATACATGCAAAGCCTTAGATCATTGGAAGCGTAAGGGATGGCATTGACAAGATATAACAAACGAGTCAATGACCCTAGGGATAGCAGAGCATGGCGTGCATTGCGTAAGACTATCCTTGCAAGAGATCAGTATGTGTGTGCCTATTGCGGACAAGATGCAGATACTGTCGATCATGTGCATAGCATCAAGAACAACCCAGACATGGCAATGAATCCTGAGAACCTAGTGAGTGCGTGCAGGCGCTGCAATAGCATGAAGGGTTCACGCTCAGAAGGTGTTTTTTTAGCACGCAAGTTCACCCCCTCTGTCTTTCCTGCCAATCTTTCCCCGACAACCACCAGTTCGGTCCAAGCCGGTCCGATGTCTGGTCAGCCTAAGCCAGAACTATGACGACTCAAACCAAAAAGAAAAAGAAGCTTGTTGGGGATTTGAAACCAAGGCTTCACAGCCCTTGGCTTAAAGGTAAATCCAGAGTCGATGAAGTCATTGAGTTGGCTGAGAAAATTGGTCAGCCATTACTTGAATGGCAGAAGCTTATTCTCAAAGATATGCTGACAGTTGATAGCAATGATCAATTCATCAAGCGCAGTACATTGCTTTTAATCGCTAGGCAGTCAGGAAAGAGCCATCTAGCACGTATGCGTGTCTTAGCAGGGTTATTCTGCTTTGGCGAGAAGGACATTCTCATGATGTCATCAAATAGATCAATGGCTCTCAAATCTTTTAACATTATTGCAGACATCATCGAACGCAATGACTTTCTTCGTGTTCAGCTAAAGAATGGCGACCCTAAGAAAGGAATCCGTAGAACCAATGGTGATGAGCGCATAATCCTTGAATCAGGCGCACAGGTCGAAGTTGTAGCAGCTACATCCGACGGAGCGCGTGGTCGAACCGCTGATCTTCTTTGGATTGACGAATTGCGAGAAGTCACAGAAGTTGCAATGGATGCTTCTAAGAGCGTTACCTTGACTAGGCCTAATTCCCAACGACTATTTACATCAAACGCTGGTGATGCGTTTAGCAAAGTCCTTAACGACCTACATGAGCAATGCTTAAACCATCCACCAAAGTCTTTGGGATTTTATGAATACAGCGCACCACCATTCTGTGACATTTGGGATCGTAAAGCTTGGGCTATGGCAAATCCGTCACTTGGATATTTAATTCCTGAAGAAGCCATCGAAGAGACGATTGCAACATCTACAATGGAAGCGGCGAGAACCGAAACTCTTTGTCAATGGATTTCGTCAATCAGCAGCCCGTTCACTCCTGGATCTTGGGAAGATATATGCGATAGGTCAATGGAGATGAGTCCAGGACCTTTAACAGTCTTTGCCTTTGATATTGACATGAGTAGAAGAAACGCTGCACTTATAGCAGGTCAGATATTGCCAGATGGTCGAATTGGCGTGGCATTGGTCCAAACTTGGGAATCTCAAATCTCAGTAGATGAATTAAAGATTGCCGCAGAGATTAAGGGTTGGTGCGATTCGTACAAACCTAGAGTTGTTCTGTACGATCGTTACACAACTCTTGCAGTAGCTGAGAGATTACAAAAATCAGGCGTTATGGTAGAAACCATTGTAGGAGCTGAGTTCTATGCCGCGTGCTCGACTCTGAAAGACCAAATCGACAATAAGAGAGTTGTTCATGGTGGGCAAGATGTTCTGGATCAACAAATGCAAAATTGCGGAGCTAAAAGCACCGATTCAAGTTGGCGTTTAATTCGCAAAGCTAGCGCCGGTCCTATTGTCGGACCGATTGGCTTGGCAATGGTCGTAAGTCGATTATCTCAACCACAATCGACACCCCAGATATTTGCCTAGACACAAACACCCTAAATTGTCAAGAATTAGACAAAGTATGGTAAGATGTCTACATGGGTCGTATACTGCAAACATTCGGATTACAAACTAAACCAGTCCTCGAAGCGCAGTCCGCCCCTCAAGTTTTAGGTGAGTACTCGCCGTATGCGATGCCGTTTCAATTTGCCTATGTTGGCAGAACAGAAGCAATTTCTATTCCAGCGTTGCAACGCTGCCGCAACTTACTAGCTGGCACAATCGGCGCAATTCCTTTAGAGCTTTATCGCAAATCTACAAATGAAGAGATTGGCTCACCATTATGGATGGAGCAACCTTCTTACTCACAGCCTCGATCAGTGACTATTGCGTGGACTGTTGATTCATTATTGTTCTATGGACAAGCCTTTTGGAAAGTTGTTGAAGTCTATAACGAAGATGGCAGACCATCACGATTCGAGTGGATTGCTAATTCTCGCGTAACTGCAACACTTGATAAAGATAATGTTTTTGTTAAATCTTACGCAGTAGATGGCACAACATTACCAATGGATGGATTAGGTTCACTTATCACATTCCAGTCATTAGGCGATGGAATCCTTAACAGCGGTGCTTCAACAATCCGCGCTGCAATCGATGTACAGAAAGCCGCTGCTATTGCAGCAGGTACTCCAATGGCTACTGGCTACATCAAGAACAACGGAGCAGACCTTGATCCTAAAGAAGTACAAGGATTACTAGCTGCATGGAAGAACGCTCGCAATAATCGTTCAACTGCTTACTTGACTTCTACTCTGGAGTACACACCAGTTTCATTCTCACCAAAAGAGATGATGTATAACGAAGCAATCCAAAATCTTGCTACTGAGATTGCTCGCCTTTGCAATGTTCCGGCCTATTATGTTTCTGCTGAAATGAATAACTCAATGACTTATTCGAATGTACAAGATGAGCGCAAGCAATTCCTCAGCCTATCCTTGCAACCATTCATTACAGCCATTGAAGATCGCCTATCTATGGATGACATTACTGCTCGCGGTCATGTGGTCAAGTTCGATATCGATAAGACTTTCTTGCGCACTGATCCACTTGCAGAACTTCTAGTAATTGAAAAATTGCTATCGCTTGGACTGATTACAACTGAACAAGCAATGGAAATGACAGACCTAACACCTAATGGAAGCAATGGTATGGAATGACACAAATCGTAACCCTTACAGCTGAACTCACAGCAGATTCCGCTAGCCGCACTATTTCTGGCAAAATTGTGCCATTGAACGTTGAGGCAGGTTCGACAAATTATGGCAAAGTAATCTTTGAGTCAGGTTCAATCGAGATTCCAGAGCCTAAGTCAATAAAATTATTGAGTCAGCATGACGTAAAGAAACCTCTAGGAAGAGCCGTCAGCTTCTCTGAGTCAGATAACTCTATCGATGCTGTATTTTCTATCAGCCGTTCACAACGCGGTACAGAAGCCCTAATCCTTGCAGAAGAAGGATTGCAATCTGGGCTGAGTATCGGTGCTGAAGTTCTTAAGTCCAAGATCAAGGATGGCGTGACTTATGTGTCCGCTGCTCGCTTGGTCGAAGTAAGTTTAGTAACAGAGCCAGCCTTTAAGTCTGCACAAGTTACTGATATAGCGGCGGAAGAATCTGCCGTAGAAGAAACAACCCAACCAACAGAAAGCGAGATAGCCAACGTGGAAAATACCACTCCAGCCGTCGAAGCAACACCAGTTGAAGCACCAGCGGTTGAAGCTGCTCGCCCAACTGTAACAGCAATGGCCTACACAAAGCCACGCATTGAAATCACAGCTGCTAAGTATGCAGAGAACACAATCCGCGCAGCACTAGGTGATGAAGAAGCACGTCAATACCTACGCGCAGCAGCAGACACAACAGACAACGCAGGTCTTGTACCAACACGCCAGTTGTCAGAAATCATCAACCCACTCGGTACAACAATCCGTCCATCAATCGATGCAATCTCTCGCGGAGTGCTTCCTGATGCAGGTATGACATTTGAAATCCCAAAGATTACACAAATGCCAACAGTTGCTATTGAGCCAGAAGGTGACGCATTCAGCGACACAGATCAGAACTCATCTTTCCTATCTGTAACAGTACAGAAGTATGCAGGACAACAGACATTCTCTGTTGAATTGCTAGATCGTACATCTCCAGCATTCTTTGATGAACTCGTCCGCAATATGGCTGCTGCATACGCAAAGGCAACAAACGCAGCAGTAAACGCAGCACTTATTTCAGGTGCTTCACTTGATGCAACAACAGTTGCAACATATCCAACAGCTGCAGAGCTTCTAGGAATTGTTGCACGCGGTTCAGCTTCTGTTTATGGAGCTACAGCAGGACTTCCAAATCCATTCGCTCGTAACATGATCGTATCAACAGGACAATGGTCAAACATCATGTCACTTAACGATTCAGGTCGCCCAATCTACACAGCATCACAGCCAATGAACGCAGGCGGTCAAGTAGC